AACCAAGGTCTGTTCTGACGTATAGTATTGCGACTTCCTTCAAGGACTGCATTTTCAAAACCTTCAACATCAATCTTGATCCAGTCAACAGATTGAAAATTGAATCGATCCAGTGTGGTCAACACTCCAGTGTGTTGTTCAAACTCTGGGTTGGGCACAAACTCTGCCACTTGTTTGGTATGCCCACACTTGAGAGTTTGTAATTCAAATATTGCTGTCTGATCTCTATCGCCAAGACCCAGGTTATGCAATTCCACATTTTTATAATTTTCTAGATTTTTTTGCAGGACTTCGAAGTTTTTAAGCACTGGTTCAAAACATATTACATGTTCAAAATGTTCTGCACTAGGTCTAGCAAATATGCCAATATTGGCGCCAATGTCAATCATGGTTCTTTTGCGTGGAATATTTTGAAATACATAATACCTGTAGCGTTGCTGATAATGAACGTCTACAGCATCCTGCAAACGCTCGCTAAAGAATCCATTAAGAGGTTCGGGAGAATACCAGAGTGAATTGATTTTATACATATATAACTATTTACACAAATGAAATTTAGTCTATTTAATAACTTTGGTGCATTGAACTCGGCACCAGTATTTGCTGCCATAGAACAAGGTCTGAAATCTCTCGGCCATCAAGTGGTCCACAACGAGTATGATGCTGATGTCGCTGTGATATGGTCGATGTTATGGACAGGTCGGATGCAAGGCAATCGAGATGTATGGAAAGCATATCAGCACAAGCCTGTTATTGTTGCTGAAATTGGAATGTTGCGTCGGGGAGACACATGGAAAATTGGACTAAACGGTACTGGAATATCTTGTTATAATTTTATTGATTTAACTGAATCAAGGACGCTGGATCTTGGATTAACACCAGTGCCCTGGAGAACCTCAGGTGATCACATTGTGATTGCATTACAACGTCAGGACAGTCAACAATGGGTTGGATTACCGGATACACAAACATGGGTCAATGATGTGTGCAGTCGTTTAAAAAAATACACAAATCGTCCAATTGTTATTAGATCCCACCCAAGACAAAAAATAATATCAACAGCTATTTCTCCAAATAAAATTGCCAATTCCTACGATTGTTTTGATTTTGATCAATCATTGGAAAACGCATGGGCAGTTATTAACTGGAGTAGCGGACCTGGACCGCAATCAATTATAAATGGTGTGCCTGCGTTTGTTGGCCCTAGCAGTTTGGCTGCACCAATTGCTGGATTTAATCTAGCAGAAATAGAAAATCCGGCAATGCCGGATCGTAGTAGTTGGTTGAATATGATAGCACATTCTGAATGGACCTTGGACGAGATTGCCAAGGGCTATCCTATTCAACGTTTATTGCCGAACTTGGTATCTCTGTAGATCTGCATTAACCATATCTTCAATCATTTGTTTAAATGTTGTTTTTGGTTTCCAATCTAATAAACTGCGGGCTCTGGTACTGTCCCCGCACAGACTATACAACTCAGCAGGTCTTTTAAATCGTGGATCAGTTAGTACTTTGGATTCCCAGTCAGGAATATTGACATAATTAAACGCAACATCTAATAGTTCTCGAATAGTATGTTGTTCTCCTGTGGCAATAACGTAATCTTTAGCTTCGGCTTGCTGTAACATTAGCCACATTGCTTCAACAAAGTCTCCAGCAAAGCCCCAATCCCGACGACTGTCAATGTTACCCAGTGTAATTGTTTCCTGCAATCCTAGTTTAATACGGGCCACTGCATCTGTAACTTTGCGTGTAACAAATTCTTTCCCACGTAATGGGCTTTCGTGATTGAATAATACTCCTGAGCAAGCATAGAGACTATAGCTTTCTCGAAAGTTCACAGTCATCCAGTGACTATACAATTTACTAACCCCATACGGACTACGAGGAGTAAATGGTGTGGTTTCGTTTTGAGTGTTTGTTATAGCATTACCAAACATTTCGCTGGTGCTTGCTTGATAAAAACGACTATTTGGACTATGCGTTTTAATTGCGTTAAGGATATTAAGAGGGCCTATTGAATTGACTTCTGTAGTTAACTTGTTCAAATCCCAACTAATTCCAACAAAGCTCTGTGCCGCAAGATTATATATTTCCACTGGCTTTAAACTTCTAATCAGATGATTCATTGAGTTTTCGTCGGTGATGTCACCAGTTACTAGTTCAATATCATTTTCAATTCCTAACCATTTAATATTGTCAAGATTTGGATTGCTATATCTTTTAACTAGTCCAAACACTTGATAATCTTTTTCAAGCAATAACTTTGCCAAGTACGGACCATCCTGGCCGGTCATTCCGGTAACAAAAGCAGTTTTTTTCATTGGTTCCTCTTATTCTTTACCTAACCAGGTTAACGCTTTGTTAATCCAGGGTAGTGTTAGGTCTCGTTGTTTTACGTACCCATATTTGTTTATGCTATCAACAGCCGTGACTGGCAATAACTTTGCCTCGGCTAATTCATACCAGGTAGTGGTTTTTGGATTTTTTGGAGATTGATCACTGTTGTACACAACTGCATGTAACCAGGGACTATCTGGCTGTTTTAAAAAATAACCATCTCTGCAATCAAATCCCGAAACTGCCAGGGTATGAATTAGGCTGACCATTGTCCAATTGTAATATTGAAAATCTAACTGATCAAACGCCTGTGTATTAAATTCCATGTTGGTAGTCTGGGGCAAGATTATGACCAATGTGGCATTTGGATTCATGACTTTTTTCCAGTTGGTCAATGTTCGAAACGGGTTTATAACATACTGAAATGAGTCATGCGACCAAATCACATCAAACATTGTTTTGTGTATTGTAATTGGGTCTTCAAAGTCTTGTCGTTGATATTGTGTATTGTGATATTTTCTAGCCATTGGAAATTGTTCAAATTGATCAATTCCGTAACATTTAATATTTAAAGGGTCAGCACGTTCATCCCTGGTGGTTCTGGTGGCCCACCATTCAATGTCTAATCCACGTCCGCAACCCATGTCGGCTACTGTGGTAATACTTTCCATAAAGTCATCATATGCATATAACTGATTTAATGTTTGCAAACTGTGTTGATGACTCTCTTCTGGAGAAATAAAATAAGTTTTGTTCATACTTGAATGTCTTCCATACCGGACGTTCGTAATCTAACAATATGGCCCATTTGCCATTGTTTAGTATCAAGTCCTTTCATAATACCCAGCCATTTATTACGCAATAGAGCCACTTCGTTGATAATAGTTTCAAAATCAATAACCTCATCCTCACCATCTACATATTTTTCAGCGTCTCGAGATGTTAATGCACGAGCATATCCTTCCAGATATTTTTGGAAATGGCGTCGACGGATTTTGCGTAATTGTATATTAAGAAGATTGAGTACTGCTTCTATTTCCTGAAGCTGATTAAAACGATGTTCCGTAATACCCGGCAATTCTTTAATATTTTTTTCAACTAGTCCGCCTATTACACATTCTCTCTTGGCCAAGCCTAGCTCTCGTTCATAATGTGCAATAAAATCCGGAATAGCCGAAAGACTTGCTACTACCTTGCTATAGTACATGATTAATAATCTTCACCGTCCCAGTCCTCTTCTTCTTCATACTCTTCGTCTTCATCCTGTTCTTCAGAATCGTTTTGAATATAGTTGACTAGTGCTTTTTTAATATCGCTGTCTGATTTAAATGTTGTTCGAATGTCTTCTGGAGAATAGTCGTGGTCAATTAGCATATTGATAAAACTATCTGCCGCTTCACTGCGATCAATTGTACCAATATAGCGTTTTAATTCGCTCCAAATTTCTGCTACTAAATCTAAATGCATTTGTATTATTCTCCCTGATCAGATTCTTCAGTACTTACCGTTTCTGTCTGATTACCAAAGTCTTTCATCACAACATCCAAGCATGAGTCATCGTTGCGTTCCCAACCTTTACGGAACTTCTTGATGATCTCTCCAGCACTGGTGGTAAACACAAGGCTGTTGCCTTCTTTTTTAAGCAAACCCTTTTTCTCAATCAAATCAGTAAGACCTGAGTAAGGGCTCATGCCTGTTGTGTAAGGGATTTTAACCTGAACGCCTTCAAAAGGCTTGGCATAGCGTGTTTTCATAACTTTGCAACCAGCGCGAATGCCGTTTACTTCGGATACTTTGTTGCCGTCTTCATCTTCTTTGAGTTTCATCTTCTTCATAGCAACCACAATTGAACTGGCATAGATAAAGCCTTGTCCACCTGAGATCTTGTCATCTGGATCAAACATGTCTTGACTTGCGTATGTGTGATTGGTACATACCAGACCAACATTGTAGCTACCAAACATGTTTACACAATTACGAACAAGTGCTGTGAGTGCTTTGGGTTTACGACCCAAGTCACCTTTCATTTCGCCTGCGTCAAATTGGTTAACGTCTGTGGGAGTCAACAACATACCCAATGAGTCAATTACAAACATGACCTTGGGACGTTCACCATCGGGCAGGGCTTTGTAGTCACTCATGAATGTTGAGATTGTTTTAGCAACATCATCAATCATGGCCATACTTAACTTGAGCAGTTTACTATCACTGGTGTCAACACCTAGTGCTTTGAGCCAGTCTTCATCCAATGCATTCTCACTGTCGATTAGCACTACAAAGATACCTTGTTCTTGTGCGTTCTTGACAATGTTGCCCGAACAGATATAACTCTTGCCTGCACCCGAGTCGCCAGCAAATACTGTTACCTTGCCCAGCGGAATGCCGCGGTTGAAGTCACCAGAGATAAGATAGTTTAAGGCATAGTTGCCTGTGCTGATCCAATCTGTGGGATCATTGAAGCCAATTGAAAGGCCGTCAATGCTTTTTGTGATTTCCTTACGGAACTTGCTTACGTCAAATGGTTTTGCCATTATGTTTTCCTAAAAATGTAAAGTTAATTATACTAAAAATTAAGTCAAATGTCAATGTGTAATTGTATGTATTTTTGCCAAAACGCAGAGACTATGTCAGAGTTAAAATCATCGTAGCCCATTTTTAAATACAATTCTTTCATTGCATTAAGATAGTTTTCTTTGACAAAAATATTATTATCAATGTCAAATGATAAAATTTTATTTGTATGTAGTGGATAAAATTCTGTTATTTCTTCTCGAATGTTATCAGGCAAATTTGAAAATTTCTTTATATCAAATCCTGAACGTTCAAATTCTTTCCAGCTTGGCCAATTTTCACTGGCAAGAATTGCATATTTTTCTTTTGATTCGTTGTATCCGTATCCTAACACACGATCTCCAACGGTTTGTTTTAATGCTGATGCAATAGCCCAAAATTTTTCAAAATTTACTAAATTAATAATTCGAGCGTTTGGCCAAGCAGTTAAAACTTTTTTGCTAGGATTCAATTGATAAGGATGAAATGTCAAAAATAAATCAAGCCCGCTGTTCAACTGTTCCCATATAAAATCACCAGTGATTGATCGTTGCCCTCTAAGAGACCAATCTGTTATATCTTGCCTGCAGAATAAATCACTATTTTTCCACTCGTATCCATCCTGGGGATATCTAGGCACCCACTTTAACATTTCACTCTTGTTTGGAGGCAATGTTGTAAGTACTGCGTTTAATCTGTACTCATAATCATCAGGGTACCTTAGTAAATGTTTATTGAAATTAGGATTTTTAACCAACGTGTGACGACTTAGAGTTAAAGAATTGCAAATAAAATTCCCGCCGGTAAATGCAGGATATCTTATAATTACAAAATTGTGTGGCTCAGATTTGATCATGAAATACTTTTAAATAATTCTTGCTGAAATAGTGATCGTAATTATACTCAATGGTATCATGCTCTAATAGATATAAATCTTGCCAATCCTCTACTGACAATAAACTAAACTTTGATATCATTGATGCTAGTTCTAGTAATCTAATAACTGGATTCTGAATTGTGTCAAATTGATAATCAAATAATTTAGTGTATTTTTTGAATCCATAGTATTTTTCCACATAATCATGCCAGCCAGGTTGTGCGTATGTCAAGAACAATCCTCTGGTTACTACGCTGTATAAAAATTTTTCTGTTACAAATGGATAATAACTTGTGGCCAAGGTTTCGCTTACTATATGTAAAAAACTTTGTGTTAATTTACTTTCAAGATTATATATGTTGTCTGCATGAGCAAATCTAACGTGTCCAAAACTATATACGGTTTCTTGAAAATTACTGTTGTTTACAAAAAATTTACCACTAACACGAGCTTGGTCAGGAGTTA